GTACAATAACAACATGACTGAAAGAAAAGAAACACCGTTGGGCAACCAACAGATGATTCTAAAAGGATCTCGAATGAAAGTTGATAATTATGCGGGATATAAACTCCCCCCTAATGCAACTTCGATGTCCAAGATTTTTAACTTGATCGACAGTGACTATCCAATCCCAACTGATTCGTTGGAAACATTGGAAATAGTCGCATCTAACCCGACTTTATGGAGGGAGATTCTGTCAACAATTGTCCAAGATGTGTTTGAGAGGTCATCCACATTCATGAGAAAGTACCTGAATTACAGGTGCAGTGATGAAGACTTATTAGCTTTTGGTTTCGATAAAAATCCAGACTTTACTTTCAAATCCCCTGTTGATGGATTCAACAAAATGGATATGATTGAGTATAAGTCAAGCTTTACGAAACTAAGCCCCATGGCCATTCAAGACTTGTATGAGTCTATGGTACGAAAGTACACTGTTTTGCAAGATCAAAAGCAGAATAGTGTGTGGGTAATCTGGCATCATGTCCATGAAAGGACAGTGGCAGATATGAAAGCTCCAGCTTTGGTTCAACAGATTTATTTAAATCTGTATAAAGCTTTAAAATCCTTGAATAGATCTACGGATGTAGATCTTGACAAATTACTCGGCACGAAGAGAGTCAAAGGGGATATTTTCAATTTAATGGAAAATACCGGACTACTCGAACGAGGAATGAGTGTCTTAGATGACATGAATGAAAAGAAAGAAAATTTGGCTTATAAATCATTTGATGAAATGGTTCAGCACACAGCTTTCTATGTCCACAAAGGGGTTGAGTTCTTACAAACTCATTATCTACCTTCAAGTGAATTTCCGGATGTAGCTTTCAACAGCTTCCGAGAAAGAGAACCGAATGTTGACCCTGAGCAACCCCTCCATGATAGGAAGCACAAGGTGAAAAGACTTATTGATTTCCCTGAATTTAAGGGAATTTTAGACGATGTTCCAGAAGATTTAGTCTTTCAGGCCATCTTAAATAGTGATGAAACTAACCCATGGATTAGTTTAATCAAACAGTGTATTCGAGGAAGTTTGATGAATCCGGATTTGATATTACAAATCAGGCAATTAAACAAGAAACTCGCCGAAATTAGTAGCTTAGGTGTGTTCAACACTAATTACAAAATGGAAAACAAAGAATTGGATAGGCGAAAAGAGCGAATCCAATCACTGCGAGATAGTGTCCGGAAGAAATACAATAATGAAGCTTCAGAAAAGAACCTTCCTAGTATTTCGAATTTCGGATACTTCCAAGACAAGTCTCTAAAAGATTTATTGACTAGAATTGGTGTGGGTGAAGAAAAGGGTCAGAATTTTGCTGAACCGTCCCACATAGGGAATGAGAATCTTGAAGGAATGGAAAACATTCTTAAGTTCATTCAAAATGAGATGGAGGTTGACAAGACAGAATGTCTGTTATCCGGGGTTTACAAAAATACCCCGATTTATGAACATTCTAACTTAATATTAGAGGAATCTAAAAAGCATATTAACCAAACATGCCTAGATCCAACTTTTAACTACTTGAAGCGGTCTTGGAAATGGATAAGACAGCTAATCAGTATGTTACCTCCCAAAACCGGGAGATTCGTAAGCCCAGATTGTTTCAACTTGCAGAAAGTTGATAATACATCTAGATGGATTTTTGCAACTCCCAATACAGGAGTTAACGAAACTGGATCAATTATTACGATAACCTGCCATAAAGAAAAATTTGATGATTATTCTTATGGAATGGTTAGATCTACTTGGATCGAATGTGAAGGGTTTTGGATTAGAATATCCAACTCCTTTCGAATGAATCGACAAGTATGTTTAAGTTACCAGGAATGGGTTGGAGTGTACGTAGGTTTACATAGCTTCTTCATCGCTCATGGTATTGATTTAAAAGATTACCCGCTTATCCCATCAATGATGTGGAGATACAATCGGGGTCTGAATGGTTGTCTGGATCGTATTCAACTGGCCATAAAGAATATCCTAAATAACGGAACTTTTGGCGGAGTTGATATGAAAACAGAGTTTGATGGGTTGCATATTAACGACATTCGAGTCGCCTTGTGGATGTATAAAACAGACCAAGAATATGCAAACTTATCGCAAGAGATAGCTGATAAACTGAGAAGAGGAGAAAATCTATCCGGGTGTGACCCCGCTAGTGGAATCCCTATTATCAGAATACAGCTTCTAATGGCAATTGTGTACATCAGACAAGTCTATCCCAAAAATGATGGAATTAATGAACTTTCACGATACATGACTTTTATTCTGAGGGATCATGACCAACAGAAAAGTTATGATGAGTCTCCTTTCAATTCAGACCGAATTAACTTTAACATGACTATGGAAGAATTCTATAGTACGATGTTTAAGGGTCCAAAATGGGAGTCATTCAGGTGGTGTCCTCCAGCTTTATACTGGGGAGCTAGAGAAATGGCTAAACAAGCCATGCAGAACTTCATTCCTGATCCTTATCAAGATGATTCCATCTATGAAAAGGGGAAAACGAGTAAAACAACATTGTATGATCACATGGTGAAAAAAGACAAATGTATCTTGGAAGCAAAACCGAATAATAATTTCGGATTCCATTCAAGAGAACTAAACGAAACACAGAAAATAATAGCTGCGCAGTTTATAGATATGGCAACAAGTGACGACAATTTCGCACTGTTGAAAGAACATGGTTACATTCCAAAAGACTTGACAACTGATGAGTTCCGAGCTATGGATGTTACATGGGGCGAGCAAGCGTACTTTATGATGATAAAGGGGTCTGCTACAACTATTCTAACTCTCAAAGTTAAAGAGCAGAAAGGAATGGATAAAAGATTGTTTTATGTACAAATGTATGATGCTCAGTGTAAAAATTCACTAGCAGACAATTTGTACTGGCAAATCTTAAGAAACAGCCAGTTTGACTTCATAACTAGCAGAGGGGACGAGAAATTCAGAGAATTGGAAGAAGACATTGAAAAAGTGTTATCTACCATAGCTGAAATTTTTATGATGACTATGGACCAAACTAAGTACGGAGATATGTATGCGATTGACGCCTTAATATTCCAAACTGTAGCTTTGTACCATGCAGGTTATTTTAGCAAAAACATGTGTGCTTTTATCTTAGATTGTTTTGAAGCTTTAAAGAAGAGAATTATTCTCTTACCTAAGGCTGTCTATAAACACTACTCCAAGTGGGTCCAAGCTGGGTGCCCAGTCGGTGAAACTGATTCGGATGTGTTCAAATTTTCTAAATTTGCTGCATTTAAGAAATATGTAGATCTAAAAGTAATTGCCAAAGAGTATATCGAGAGAGATATTGAATTTGGGAAAGACTTAAAGAATATAGAACCTATTTTACAGAACGAATTCTATAACAAGATTCCAGGATTTACTCTAGGAGTGTACAACTTTGCTGGTTCTTATGGAACTGCAGTCGGGTTGTTCTGGGTCTCCGAGATTTTCAAAAGGTATTTCCCTAACTGTGTAGTTAGGGGAGAAGGCCATTCTGATGATTCAATATTGATGGTAGACTTAATAGCACCCAACGGGGATTTAAGGGATATAAATATAGATGATATATTCAAATCCATCCATCAAGACGAAGAATTTTACAGAGAAGGAGAAGGATTCCGATCTGCTATCTGTCATGTGACTAATGATCAAGTAGCTAAGTACTTTGTTCTATTATGTCTCACCACCAGTGCATTCGTT